TGTTTGAGCTTCTTCTAATGCCATCTTATCTTCATGCACTTTTAAATCGTTCATCATTTTTTGTGCACGTAAAGCAAGATCTTTTTCTTGTAATTCAATTTGTGGATCTTTCTTTTCACCTGCCATAATTTTAGCTTTTTCTTCATCAAGCTGTAATACTGAATCCGCTGCATTAGCTGCCATCATTGCTATTTGATTTTCTAATTCAGGCGGCAGTTTTGGTGGCGGTTGTTTGGGTTGTCCTGGTTGTTGTTGAGGTGGATTGGACATAATCATTTGTTGCATTTGTGGATCAGGAATCATCTGTGCCATTTCTTGTCTATACTTAAGTGAAAGGTGATCTTGAATGTGTGCCATCAAGATTTGTTTCATTTGTTGATTTTCATTGTATGCAGGATTTTGTAACATAGTACCATGTACAATAATATGTGCATCATGGTTTTGTTCTATAGAAGCTTTTAAAGGTGCCCCTTTCATAGCTGCCATATTTTCAGTAATAGGATCTCCAGTAAAAGGAGGTTGTGATTGGGCTAAATATCTCTTAGGATCTTCAACACCCATAGCAGAAAATAATTCTTGACTAATTAATTGCATATTATATTGTCCAGGATTCTGTTGAGCTATAGACATAATTGCATTTATCTTAGCAATACGATGTGCCTCAGTTGGCATGTTAGGATCTGATACAGGTATTACATCAATACTTTTTAAATTAAAGTCTTGACTAAATACTTGTTGTGCACCACCTGCTACTTCGTAAGGATAAGACTCTGGCAAATATTCTTGATCGAGTCTGCAAAGAATTCTTAAATCTTTGGTTTGAGCTTCGTGCATACGTTTATGTACTGCTGCAAATAGTTTACTAGATTGTTCTAGTAATGCCATAGTGGTTCCGACTGGTCCATAATTGCTTCCAGATTCTACCACATTATCTGTGGCATCTGCAAACTCACGAGCGGCGTTAGTTACATATTGCATTAGGTTAAATAATGTACTTGACGGTTCTTTAAATGGCAAAGGTTGTAGAGACTTTCCAAGATCACCAGCCGGACTATTTACTTCTCTCCATTCACCAGGAGCGATTGGCTCATCGGGTGCTAAGACACGTAATCCGTGAGCTTTAAATCCACCTGGTAAATTTGCAAATGTACCAGCATCAATAAGCTGGCGCATTGAAGAAGTTGCAGTCTTAGTAAGACCGCCTATCAAATGTAGATAACCATAACCATAAAAACCTAATCCAGGTATCATAGTATAGTGTGTAAAATATAATTTCTTTTTCTTAAATGGATCTTCAACATCCCAGTTTCTTCTAATAGATAAAACTTTTTGATCTGCTGTCATGTATACAATGTACGGAAGATTTACACCAGACTCATCTTCAAAGCCTGGAACGTCTGCTTCAACATGCATTTCTAAAATCTCTACTCTGTCATTGTTATTGCCAGGCTTGCTTAATCCAACAGCTTCATTTGCCGCATCTTCTGCAGCTGACTCTGATATTTCTGCATCTTCTGAAAAGTCTACATCTTTTGCAAACAATCCAGCAAGTTGTAATTTTTTAATTTGATTTGTTGACAATGTATATTTGTGTGTAAAACGTTCTGCAGTTTCTAAATTAGATGCATAGTAGTCTACATAAAAATCTTGAGCCTTAACATATTCAGTACGAGGCCTATTGGAAGTCGCATCCCAATAAGTTTTTTTAAATGCCGAGCCATATAAAGCTACGTGAAATAATAAACGATCAAGTTCAGGTCCATACTCTGGCATTTGAACTTGGGTTTGCCAATTCATAAAATCTCTAACACGATTGGCTTGTTGTAATTTCTGATCGGACTGCACACCCATAATACGAGTACGTACCGGGCCTTCAGTTGGAAATAATTCTTTAAAAGCTTTAGCTTGAAACTTAACTACTGATTGTGCAAGTACTGGATGTGTAGATCCACATGCACCAGGAAAGGGTTGACTAGAATCATCATAAGATAATCCTAATAAATTAACACCGTCTTCTGCAATCTCATCATATTCACCACGAGCTTCTTTATCAGTTTGATAACCTTCATGTAAGTCGTCAGCAAATTCTGAAATTTCATTATCATCCATGAACTCAACTAAGTTAGCGTCATGTTCAGTTGCCATTGGCATCATCATGTCATCCATAAGACCCATAGCTTCTGCTTCAGCCATAGCTCGATCGTCTTGCAAGGTTACTTCTGCATTACCTGCTTCGTCTAATTGTATATCTTCGTCAGTTGGTATTTTAACTGTTGGTGTTTCCAAATCTGGAGTAATAACTTTTTCGATTGCCATTTTAATTCCTTTAAGTCTCCGTATTAATAATATGCTCTACGGTTTCTATTATAAATACTTTCTTCCGCTTTGTCAAGCCACGTATCATCTTTGTGTGTAACGTATCCACCATTACGAATCCATAACAAAGCTTGAGTTAAGGTATCCATATAGTCATCATGTGCCCCTGATGGAAAAGTTCTTGCTTCATCCATAACTTCTTTAGCCCACGCTTTAGAAAAGGGGGCATAAATTCTGCCGTTATGAAACAATGAAGTAATAGCATAAGTTCTAGCTACTTTATCTCTGTCAGGTTGGTAATCTTGTATAGGAATACCAGTCATACGCAAGTCTTGAATAAGAGATTGACCAGAAGCTTTCTTCTCAATCAGTACTGTGTCTGGATCATGCTCTTCAAACTTAGAAACTACCTTCTCACGCAGGGTTGGGAAGTCCCATCGACCTCGTTCTGCTCCCAATAGTATAACATTAGGCATATCAAAGCCTGAATTAAAGATTCCCCACGTAGTACAAGCTGAATAATCGGCTGTGGTACGGGTAGAGAACGCAGTATCCCATGATTGTATAATATATTCACACTCTGGTGGGGTAGGTTTGTCCCATTCCTGCCACCATTTGTCTTTAATGATGCCACCCTCCTCATTTGTGGGTGCTTGCATGTATAATGCATCAAATTTAAAGGCAGGTGTGTTGTTTTTGGTACGAATAAGCTCTTCAGTAGTCCAGCAAAACCCATCTTTCTGGTCAGATGCAGGCCAAAAGGACTCACCACGTTTAACTTTAGGGTATTCTTCTGTTAAATACCCCTGATTTATGAGATCATCCCTACCTTTTTTAAGTTTTTTACTAGATTCTGTAGTATTTAAGGCAGGAATACTAACAACAGACCACTTATCTGCCATGACTCCACTGTCTTCTGCCTTCAAAAGGTGACCAGCTAGATCATTTTCATGCCATCTGGTCATAACTAGCACGATTTTACCACCAGGCATAAGCCTTGTACGTAGTCCTGAAGCGTACCAGTTATTCAAATGTTCTCTTCGAGTCTTTGAATAAGCATCTTGCTCGGATATAGGGTCATCAATTATAGCTAGATGGGCACCAAAACCTGCAATACCAGATCCAGAACCGGCTGCGAGAAACGAGCCAGCTTGATTCTTGTTATGTTCTAATGCCCAGCTGTTTGCCGAGCGGTTATCTTTACGAATATTTATTTTAGGAAAGATCGTTTGATATGCAGTTGAAGTTATAATATCACGAATAGATCTACCGAAACGAGTTGCAAGATCATCACTGTGAGATACAGCAATTTCTTGCCAGTATGGGTTACGTCCTAAAGCCCACGCTGGAAAATATGTAGAAGTAATTAAAGATTTAGATGCACGAGGTGAAATAAAAATCATGAGACGATCTATGTCATTCTTCTCAAGTTTCATTAGCTCATCACATAATACTCGGTGATGCGGTCCCACACTAAAGCCTGGGTTCATCAACATAATAAACGCAAGTAAATCGTCCCGCGCAGTTATGATGGCTAGCCTGGTTGCTGCGTCTCTATCTTCCTTCGACAATGACATATGCATGGTGCCCCCATAAAGCTAGGTGCTTCCACAAATCCGCTATCGGCTTTGATGGGTCGTATGGTTCTAAATTTGGTTGTAGTAATTTACCCTTCATCTTCTCTCCTTTTATATGATTTGCCCGTCTTAGGATCACACCCCAAGTGTTTCCAAAACTCGTCTAGAGGATTGGGCGGGTCTTCTTTAGGGGGAGGGGGTTTTTGTTCTATCAAATAAAACTAATTATTTAATTTTTAAAGGTTTGGTTGTATTATATTTCTTTTTATATTTATCATAAGACATTCCACCTTTTTTAGATGCATCTTTGTCCATCTCCGCTATTAGTAGTTTATCGTATGGAGACAACTCTAATTTCATTTTATTAACTGCCATACTAATCTCCTGAATATCCTGCACCAGATTTTTTAGATTCGATTATCTTTTTCTTTAAAGCTTCTGGTAAAGTTTTTTGTTTCTTAGTTAGCATAGGCTGTTTGTCTTTTTGCATTTTACTCATTGCTGAATCTACCATATGTTTACTCCTATTGTTATAACAGAAATGATCACCGCAATGTTAAATACAGTTTGCGCGCGCCATCTCCAGTCGTAATGTTTAAATTGAAAATATCTTTTCATTGTTATTTTCCTTTAACTATTTTTAGTTTTGGGGCTGCTATTTTTTGTAAGCGCTCCACATCACGTTGGATATCCTCGTCACTGTTTCCAGTAGCAAATGCATTTGTAATCTCCGTGATGTTCTTATCTGTCCACAGAGCTTGATGTTTACCAAGAAGCTCTAGGGAACGGATGGCAGCATTATAATCGCCCTCTTGTTCTGTTCTTTCAGCGATACGTA